TTGGCGCTGAGCGACACTAAACTGCGTAGTCTCCACGGTAAGTCATACTCCGGTCCTGCGGAAATCACCGACGGCGACGGTATGAGCGCGCGGGTTACTCCTACCGGTACTGTCTCTTTCCAGTATCGTTACCGCTGGAATGGTAAACCGGTGCGCCTTACAGTTGGGCGCTACCCGTCTACGTCACTCAAGGAAGCGCGTGTGATTGTCGGCGAGATGCGCGCATTGTACATGAAGGGGGTTAACCCCAAAAACTATTTTGCCCGTAGCGACGGCGAACTGACGTTAAAAGAGTGCCTGGATCAGTGGTGGGGTAAGTACGTCGCTGACCTGAAGCCTAATACGCAGACGCTGTACAAATCGGTTGTGTACAACACCATGTACACACAGTTTGAGGACGCGCCTGTAGCCAACATTCCTGTTTCGGCCTGGGTGCGCTTTTTTGATAAGCAAGAAAGCATCAACAAGAAAAAAGCCCGCGTGCTGCTTTTACAGCTGCGTTCCGTCGTTAACTGGTGTATCAGTCGCCAGCTCATCCCCTCCTGCGAACTGCTCAAACTCAGCGTAAAGAACATTGGCAAAAAGCCGGATGAAGGTAGCCGCGTGCTTACCTATACCGAACTGGCAAAGGTATGGCTGGCGCTGGAAAACTCGAAAATAGTTTCATCCAATAAGGTGCTGCACCAGTTGCTGTTACTTTGGGGTGCCCGGCTTTCCGAGCTGCGCCTCGCGACGGCCAGCGAATTCAATATGGAAGATCTGATCTGGACGACGCCAAAAGAGCATTCGAAGATGGGCAATATTATTCGCCGTCCGATCTTCGACCAGGCAAAGCCCTATATCGAAAGGTTGCTGAATGCTGGCGGCGATGTGCTATTCCCCGGTCAGGAACTGGACAAAGCGATCGACCGTTCGTCGGCAAATCTCTACATGAGAAAGCTAAGGGGTAAGATTGATATGCCGGAGTGGCGAACACACGACTTCAGGCGTTCACTGGTTACGAATTTATCAGGGGAAGGGGTTATGCCCCACGTCACCGAAAAGATGCTGGGGCATGAACTTGGGGGTGTGATGGCGGTGTACAACAAACACGATTGGTTGCCGGAGCAGAAAGAGGCGTACGAACTGTATGCTGATAAAATTTTCTGGCACGTTAAGCAGATCGGTTAATACCGCCCTCCGCAATCCACTTTTCAACAGCTGCACGACTGTAAACTGCGGGGCGAATAAGAATAGGGGCGGGAAATCCGTATTTAGCTCTTAGTCGCCATAGCGCTGTTCTTTTTCGATTAAGTAGTTCAGACACTTCTTGTTCGGACATAAAGTCATTATTCATAGTACGCCTCTCTTTTTCATGGCATCGAGCAGGATGTCCTGCACTGTTCGTTTTGAGTCGCGCCGTTCCATCACCATTTCGTCCATAGTGCCGGCGGCGATAATGTGGTGAATAAACACCGGGCGGTTGTGTCCGGCCTGGATCTGCCGGGTTGGTCCGATGCGTTCGATAATTTGCTGATACTGCTCCAGATCCCACCAGTGCGAGAAAAACACCAGTATGTTGCCGCCGTCCTGCATGTTCAGGCCGTGGCCCGCGCTGGCCGGATGTGCGAACAGCACCGGTATTTTTCCGGCGTTCCAGTCACGTAGCGTCTGCGGATCCTGGTCAAGGTGGCGACCGCGAGGAAACGCTTTAAGCAGGCGATCAAGGTCGTGTTTCCAGTGGTAGGCCACCAGCACCGGTGCGCCAGCTGCTTCGGTGAGAATACTGTCCAGCGCCTGCAGTTTCGCGTCGTGCAGTTCTAACCAGCTCCCGGCATCGTCGGTGTATACCGCGCCGCTGGCGATTTGCAGACACTTCACTGTCTTTGCTGCAGCATTCGGCGCTTCGATGCCTTCGCCGTTCAGTTCGAGGAACATTTCCTTTTCCATTTCGCGATACTGCTGGCGGGCCTTTGGTGGCATGTCCACGCGGATCACGTTATGGATAGGCTCTTTAATATCGAACCAGTCGGCGGCGTCCAGGGAGATAGTGACGTCCGCCAGTGCCCGCTGGATCTCGTCCTGCGAGTGAGCGAACGGCTCCAGCTTAGTCCAGCTCTGACCGGGGAACTGTATCGAATTAAACCAGCGGGAGGTAAACGCACCGTACGTGCGCCCGAGGCGCTGGCCCTGATCCACAAACCACGCCTGGCCCCACAAATCCACCAGGCCGTTCGGCGCTGGCGTACCGGTGAGATTCATCCAGCGCCGGACGTGCTTATGCGCAACTTTGCCCAGCGCCGCCGCGCGCTTACCACCCCCGCGCAACCGGAAGGATTTCAGCCGGGTACTTTCGTCAGAGATGACGGTACCAAACGGCCAGCGACCGCCCAGCTCTTCTACCAGCCAGACCAGATTGTCGTAGTTGATGGTGAAAACACTGGCGTTGCTGTTCCCCAGCGCTGCGGCGCGTGCCTTAGCATTACCGACAATCGGCTGCACCTCAATATTGCGCAGATGCCCCCATTTCACCGCTTCATCCGGCCAGGTGCTGGCCGCCACGCGCAGCGGCGCGAGGACCAGCGCGGGCTGCGTCTCCGCTCCCGCCATGAAGAGATCTTCCAGTGAGGTCAGCGTTGCCACGGTTTTACCCATGCCCATACCCGCCCAGATGTTGCAGCGCAGGATGTCGATTTCGTGGTTGATGATAAGATCCTGATACGGGCGGGGGGTAAATGATTTAACCATTTTCCACCCCGCTTAACGTTTCTGAAGCTGTTTTATTGCATGGCGTAGCATTGTCTGCGCGTATAGCGCAGGGGCGAGTACCTGCGGCATTTTTCCATAGCCTGACGCTCCGAATATAAGCCGTATTTCCTCGGGTGCTGCGCGCAGATTGTCGATATTGTTATTGCTGAGATCATTATCGAGATGGATAACAGAGTAGCCAGGCGGTAACTTCCCGTGCACGCATTCATAAACGTACACATCAAGTCGAATATGCATTTTGTCCAACCTGATACGTCTTGCCTGGCGAGGTCTGCGGTATTGAGGTTCCCGGGTCCATCCGCGATCTTTCTTGACGTCCCCTATATTGTTGGTTTTTTTCTGGGTACCGAAGCGTTTATTAAACCTTTCAGTAAGTTCCCTGTTTGTGAGGTTTTTATTGGCGTAAATGAACGTCAATTGTTCATCGGTATACCGGGGTTCAGATACGAAATATTTGTCTAACTCGCGGAGTTTGCACCAGATACGGATGGCACCAACGCTCTTATTTGTGCCGAAGCGGGCGTTAAACATGTCAGTTAATTCCCGCGCAGTGGCACCCTTAACAGTCTGCTCGATAAACAATATCTGGGCTGGAGTGTATTTTTCTGTCATTTTTCAAGTCCCATCACCTTAGGTACATTACCGGCGGTTCCTTCGTAGACCGCTTTCTGGGCGTCAAGGGCGATGCGGTAGGTATTCACCATCGTTCCGCAGATTTCCACCACAGCTTTAGCCCTGGTTAATTCTTCCTGCAGCACCTCGCCTTTAATGTTGGGGTCCGTAACGGTTTCCAGCATGGCGAACTGGTGATTCATTAAGTCCTGAATAGTGTTTTTCACAATATCCCCTCCAGATTTTTGCTATCCAGCACCACCACGGTAAAGCCCAGCGCGCGCAGCCGTTCATGCTCGCGCAGCTGGTCGGCACGCGGTGGTTTGCCGGGTGCTTTGCATTCAACGAAAACGAGACGGCCGCCGGGTAACATTACAATGCGATCCGGTACCGAGCGGCGGCCGGGTGATACGAACTTAAAGGCGATCCCGCCGGCCTTTTTCACTTCGGCGACAAGGTGCTTTTCGATAAGGCTTTCACGTTCGTAGGCCATTACCAGATACCCCACGATGTTTCAGCGAGTATCTGGCAAATAGCAATTAACACGATGGTGATAACGATGACTTTCACAGGAGGTAAGTTCATTCTTCCGCTGCCTCTTTCAGTTTTTCACGCCCGATTTGCATCAGGCAAAAATCAGAGCGGCGTTCGCTCCATTCCTGATTAGTGAGGTTCTGCGATTCGCGGTTGGCTTTAGCCCATACTTTGGCCGCACGGCGGTAATCGCCTTCTCTTTCGATGCGCACAGCCTCCCGCGCAGTCCGGTAATAAAGCGGACTGTCCCGATATTTAAATGCCATAGTGATTACTCTTTTCTGTAATGGTATGCCTCAAAGCCGCCAGCGTTCAGCGGGATATCGGGCGCCCATTCGGGGTTAGTGGAGAGCAGCGCGGAAAGCGCCGTATCGTTAAAATCGTCGGTGTCCGGCGCTTCACATATCACTTCGTCATGTACCGTCAGCACAATGCTGTAACCGGCATCCTCGATCAGCGGCATGTTTCCGGCCAGAACATCGCGGGCGGCCGCCTGGGTGACGTTTTCCACCAGTTTTCCGCCGTAGGTTTTGAGCCGCTGCCATTTGCGCGAGTAGGAGTTAACGCCCTGATAGGTGATGTTTCCCTTCTCAATGGCCGGGGACGGATAGCACAGCGCGCGTCCGGACGGCAGTTGTATGCGCAGCCAGGCGCCATCACGGCGTACCTTCAGATAACCGCAGTACAGCGTCTTTTTGGGTGTAGCGATGGCGGTGCGGACAGTGCGCTCGAGCTCGTACCAGAAATCGCAGGTCGCCGGGTGCGCTCTGCGCCACAGGCGCTTGAGCGAGTCACAGGCGATGAAGACGCGCTCTGACAGGCCGTAGGTCGACTTGCGTTTAACCGATTCGTCGTACCAGCTTTTCGCCTCGCGGATAACATCGCGGGGGATATTCGGCAGCGCGGCGTTCGCCAGTTCGTCAAGGTCGAGGCCGTAGACCAGCGCGAAGGTCAGGAATGCTGCAACACCACCGCCAAAGCCGAGGCCCAGCTCCATGACCTTGCCGATCTGACGCTGGTATTTATCAACATCATCCGGCGGGATGTTGAAAGCGCGGGCATAGGCCAGCTTATACAGGTCCGGTCCGGTGCCTTCGTCGTACTCGCGGAACGCGTCCAGCTTCCACTGCTCGCCAGCAAGCCAGGCCAGTTTTCGCCCTTCGATGTTCGACAGGTCGCTAACCACCAGCTTTTTGCCTTCTGGCGCCATGATGCAGCCGCGCAGCGCCGAGCTGGTCAGCTCCATGATGTTATCGAACAGCAGATCGGCGCATCCGGCTTTCAGAGCCTCGATGCCCTCGTCTATCTGGTCCTGCTCAAGAGAAGGGCGGGGCAGGTTCTGGGGCTGGAACAACCGCCCGGCCCAGCGTCCGGTGCGAGATGCGCCGCAGAACTGCAGCGTGCCGCGCAGACGCCCGTCACTGCTCACACCCTTCATCAGCGATTTGTACTTGCTGGTGCTGGTGGTGCTGGCCTGGAGCCTGATGTGCAGCAGCTCTTTCACCGCAGAGGGCAAGTCAGGATCCGCGATGCGGCGCTCCAGTGTGCTGCGCTGCATGTCCGGCAAATCCACGCCGTAGGATTCAACAATGTGCTTAATCAGCGCATCGCGCTGCGTGGCCGCCTGCACTTCGCCGTCGGTCATCACCTGCGTGCGTTTCGCCAGGCGCTTTTGCTCCTGATCTACCGCCTCGATCGCCGCCTGTGCGAGCTGCACATCCATGCAGACGCCGCGGTCGTTGATCTGCTGGTCGCGATGCCAGAGCGCCAGTTCTTTGCCCTGATAGTTCCACTTCGGCAGGCGCTTATACACTTCACGCATTGCTTCGATATCCAGCCCGGCGTATGCAACAAAGCGCCGCCACTCTTCCGGGTGGGTTTTGCTGGTGGCCCGGCGTAGTTTGCTGTTCTTCGGGCGAGGTTTGCACAGTAACTGAATTAGCGATTTACCTTCTTTATCCTTTGTCTTGTCCTGCGCAACGCCGAGAACCTCACAAAGCGCACCTAATGCGCCGGGGAGGCCGTGCGCCAGCGCCTGCACCATTGTGTCGCGCCATCGTTCAATAGTCGGTGCCATGTCAGGCATACAATGGCGTAGCACTGTACGGTCAAAGTGCGAATTGTGCGCCCAGACTTCTACATCAGGGTTTTTTAGTGCGAGACGCAACTCCAGGGGGATTTTTTCACCTGCGGTTAGATCCCATACCCGTACAGGGTCGTTATCTATAGCCCAGGCAAAAAGCATAATCTCGGCACCCTCTGCATAGGCGTGGGTACCGTTTTTTATTGGTACTTCGGAGAAGGTTTCAAGATCGAGATAAAGACGTTTAGACATACAGATTCCTCGCGGGTGCTTTGCGAAAAAGGATGCTCTTTGCAAAACACCCGGCACATGGCCGGGTGGTGGGTTATGCTGCGGTTTCTTCGTCGGAGGGTAGGCCGATCATTTCGTTGAGTGTTTCGCGTCGTATCGCTGGTGGTAAAGGAACAGCTGGCGCTTCTGCTGGCAGTAACTCTTTAGCTTCGGGCCACTCCTCCAGCAGCCTCTTAACCGTACGCACCTTATTCAGTGCTGCACTCACGTTCTGGCGGATATCTTCTTCGTCGCTTTTTATGGCTTTATACAGAGCATCGAAACCGTAAAACTCAGTGACGAGTGGGTCGTCCGCTAACAGGGTGTAATGTGTCGGGGTTATTTTATAGATGAAATCTGGGCTACCGGCTTCATACCCCCGGTAATTACCGTTGAAATAAGCGTCAACAGCCGATCCCGCCAGGTTTAACCGTAAGCCGTATGCTTTCCGGATTGCTTTTCCTTCCTCGCGCAGCCCCTCCGGGAGCTTGGCTATTAACGCTTCTATTTTTTTTAGGTTTTTAAGCACTTCGGCTTCCACCTCTGCGCCGCCAATAGCCGCAAGGCGTACCCGCTCAGCCCACGCAACACGTGCGGCCCGCAGCGCTGCCTTACGCTTGTGTATTCCCGCTTTCGCCAGCGAGTTATAAATGATCTGTTCTTTAACGCTGTTGGTTAATATTGTTTGTGCCATTGTTCTGACCTCTGAAAATAGCCCGGCATTTAGCCGGGCAGGTAGGGGTTAAATCAGCTCGCCAGCGTCAGCGCCTTCGCTGATATCGTCGAAGTCGTCCGGTGCGGCAACACCGCCGCCAGCGAATGCGTCGCCGTCGCGCAGGAACTGGACGCCGGACAGCGACGCGTTAATTCGCTTGCCAAAGTTGTTGTCCTGCGCCCACACATCGACGACGGCGTTGACGTAGCAGCCCGCGTACGGGCGGCCGTCTGCCTGAATCAGCGCCGAGCGGTCGCGGTCGATAACGGTAGGGCGCGCCTTGTTGGCCGCGTTCAGGAAGAAGTTACCCGGGAAGCCTTCATACTCGGCTTTTTCGTCACCGTCATGCAGGCAGAGATTGAGCTTCTTCTCCAGCTGGCCGTAAATGGTTTCCCACTTCTCGCCCCATTTTTCTTTTGCCACCTGCTTAAGCGCTTTACGGACTTCTTCCAGCTGCGGGTGTTTCGGGTCCATCAGGAAAACAGCAGAGAAGCGCGGATCGCCTTCGCCGTTTACGGTTTTGGCTTCAAACAGCGCGGGAAAAGCGAGTCGTACGTTAAAAAGTTTAATTTTCATGGAGTCGTTCCTTAATCAGATGAGGTCTGCGGCGAGCGCGTCGTCGGACACGTCGTCGAAATCGTTAACAGGGTTAATGTTGAGCGCAGGGCGCGGGTCAGATTCGGGGGCAATGGTGGGCTTACCGTCAGCACGGGTGATTAGCGCTTCGACTTTCGTCCAGCGGCGTGGCTTCTCTTTCTTAATGAGCTTTTCGGCCTGTGTGGGGCTAATCAGCTTCATGCTGAAGACGTCAGCGTCTTTGTAGCGGAACTGGTCTTTCAACAGCGCGCGGGCGGCTTCTTCGTCGCTCCATGCGCGATTACCCTGCTTACCGGTCACCAGCTTAAAGCCTGGTACCTGATGCCCGGCGTTCAGCTCACTGTTCACCCGGTCGCACACCGCTTTGCAAAAAGACTCAATCATTCCGACCTGGCTATAAATGTCGGCCAGCTGCTCAGCAGTCAGTAGCGGAATGCGTTTAACGGCTCCAACAAGTTGCTCATTAACCGGCTGGGTCAGGTCGACAAAGTCGTCTGCCACAGCGTTAAGCCGGTTCTGGGCTTCGGCTGCGCACAGACCGCCTTTTGCTTTGCAGAAACGGCATTGCTTTTCGCCAGGGGTGAAAGAGCTGATCGGCAACGTTTCGACGCCTTCGCATTCCGCGATGTTGAACATCACGATCACGTTGGCCGCCGCGTCCTGCGCCCGTTCGCCAAAGGTTTCCAGCTCCGCCACAGTCAGCTCCCACTCTGAAACATGGTTGAGGCGCGGCTGGTGGATAAACAGGCGCACCGTCTCGAAGTCGTACAGCATCCCGAACTGCTCCAGCGCACCCAGGGCATACAGTTGCAGCTGTTCGTTTTGCTCAGCGTCAACCTGCACACCGCGCCCGTATTTCAGGTCGTGGATCTGCAGCTCGTTGCCGACGATGATCACGGCGTCAGCGGTACCGAACGAATCCGGCACGCCAACAATGTGAGAAAAGTCTACGCGCTGCTCGACCATCAGCTCGTTACCCTGCGCCAGCGACCAGACAGTGTCGACATAGCGCAGCACGTAATCGAGCATTTCGGGATCGGCTTCCGGCTCCTCGGTACCCGACAGCCTGGCGTTAAGGATCTGCTCGGCCAGCGCGTGTGCTGCAGTTCCCTCTTCGGCGAAAGGACTACTTTTATCGGGCTGCGTGGCCTCCAGCGCCAGACTACCGGGGCAGCGCATCCATTTATGAGCGGCAGAGGGGGATAATTTCGCGTGAACGTCCGGCATGATTAACCCTCCAATGCCTTTTTAGCCTGGGTGATAACCTCGACGAGCTTCTCGTCAGCGACACCGCCAAGTTTTTGGGCACCCTGTTTTTCCAGAATGGCAACGGCTTCAGCACGGTACCCGCCTTTTGCCAGTTGGAGGATCAGCCCTTCGGCCTCCTTACGCAGCGCTGCAAAGTCAGGCAGGTCAGTGTCAGGTTGAGAGTTAGCCTTGTCTGCGGCTTCCTTCAATTGCAGATACTCGACCTTGTTGATTTCCACTGCCTCACCGCTATCAATAAGGCTATTAAGTCCAGTAACGTCGCTCTCTTCGCCAATGGCTGATCCGTCCGGTCGCTTCCAGTAGAACGGCCCTTTACGCTCCTGCGGTTTATTGCCTTTACCGGCTGCCTTTTTGGGCTTCACTTCATCGCGGCCTGTCGCCGGTGCGTCCAGCAGCCGTTCTGCAAAGTCGCGGCGATCGGCGATAGTAGGTAATTCATCCCAGCAGCGCAGGATGTGGCGGGAGAGATCCAGCAGCCCGGGGTTATGCATTTCACTGGCGCTTTTAACGCCTGTCAGCGCCATATAAAGCGCGTCAATTTGCACAACGCGGGCTTCGCCGATGGCGTCACGGTAGTCGATGGCGCGCTGCAGCATTTCTTCCGTGATGGGTTTCGCTACCGGGTAGAACGACGCCAGCGCGATAACATCGGCAAATTCCATATCATCCAGGGTTAAAGCCGCTTTGCTGTCGTCAGCAACATCGGGTGCTGTTTCGCGATACTCCTGCACTTGCACGACGGTATCAGGGGGAAGTGCAGCGCCCGAGGCCAGTGCAGTGATAAGGCGCTCCAGCAGGGCGTTATGCTGCGTCAGCAGTTTGTTGTTCAGTTCGAGACTGGTTTCTAAGCTCATGGGTTATTCCTCAATCTTGACGAACTGACCTTCGTCATTCAGGTGGTAAGGGACGCCTGCTTCAATGCCGTTCTCGCCGACATAAGCCACAGCAATGCGGGTACGTTCGCCGTCATGCCAGGGCACCGATGCACAACCTTTTTCACCGAGAACAATACGCACCACACTACCTGCGCAGGCGACCACAGATCCTTCACCTGTGGCATCGATTTGGGCGTCGTCGCCGGAGCTGCCGATTTGGGCGTCGTCGCCGGAGCTCTTTTCGCCCTCAACTTGATCGGCAGGATGTTCCATGCTGGTGAGCTCACCGACCATTTTGTCGGTAGCAGCGGTTTCGGCCTGAATGAACGTAGCGCTATTCAGGTGTGTGTCGTACATGCGGCTAACCAGCCAGCGCGCATCATCGAAGCGTTTATCCTCGATTAATGCACCATGCACATCGGCGTACGCGCCGCCCTGCGGGAATTTATCCAGAAACCAGCGGAAACCGTCGGTACATGCCTGCCAGGCTTTAACTTGCTCTTTAGTGATTTGCATTACGCTGTTCTCGCTATCAGAAGGATGATTGAGGCGGCCAGTCCGTACGCAACTGCGAGGGCAAGGCCAGTAATTAGGTCGAATCTGTTACGACGCCAGCGGAGCACATCGCGCCCCGTCAGCCGGTGGAGGTGTTCAGGTTTCATCGGTGGTGCTCCTTTTCATGTCGGGGAGCGCACCCGGTGCCAGCGGGCGAGGTGTAGCACCTTTTGGGATGCGCTCTCAGACAGGAAAAAAGCCCGTCAAGGGGAACGGGGAACGGGCAAAGACTACACACAGTAATTACAGGGATGATTCAGGGGCAGGGGCAGGGGTTGCGGTTAAAGCAGCTCGAAATCCTTCACAACTGAGAGTCTCTTCGCCTTCTTCCAGGCTATCGAAATACGCTTCGTAATCGTCCATCAGTCAGTTCTCGTTCAGTGGATTAGTAAAAGGCCCGAAGCCTTTGATTAATTCACTGCACGCCCCTGCATCGGGGCGTTTCAACTTGCGTGACTTATCAGCTCGTCGCGGTGCGGTCCTCTACGCTTACCGTACGCATACGGACTCGGCGTTTACCTCGATCCCATCGGGTGCTATTTCGTTTTGCCAGGAGCACAGCGGCTTGCCTGTCACGCGGTTCAGTTTGTTAAAGAGCGGAGTTTTCAGAACTCAGCCAGCTCGTAAACTGGCTCAGGTCTGGTGCCTGATTGTTTTCCCACCTCAGGCGGCGGTGGTATCCTCTTGTTCACCACAAACGAAGAGGAAAATTGCTATGCCCGTATCACCAGAAGTTGAAGAACTTGTCAGGGATGTTGACCTGCTGAAAGCGGTCGTTTCGGTACTCGTCGAAGAAGCTGACGATTCCCTTGTTGACCGGCTGTTAGCGCTTTACCCTGATGGCACTGACATGAAAGAGCGTTTAGTCAGCCTTCTTGACCTTCCGCTTTAAGTTCCTTCGCGAGGAACTGCTTAAGGTTTCTCGCGATCTTCTGGCTTAGCGCTACGTCATAATCCCCGCCGCGTTGCGGCAGTGGCACATCCAGCAGGACCATATATGCATCCCGGACGGCGGTAGCGATAACCGGTGCTCGGCTGGCGAATCCGGTATCCGCTGTTGTGTATTTCTCCTGAGGTTTGCTCTGCTCTTCCGTGTAAACCCGAAAGAGAAGGTCCCGTAGCAATTCACCCGCATGGGCGTAGTACAGCCGTTCATCTGTGTTGAGCATGATTAACTCCGCATGTTGTTAAAGAGCGATACTGCATGGAATAAAAATACAAGTAAACCTGTAACTGCGTCAACAGGTGATTTGGTAATTAATTGTGAAATTAACATAAATACTTGTTTATCGGGGCAATAAAAAAGAGGGCGAATGCCCTCTTGGTTAGATTTGATGTGTCAGATCAGCGTTTTCTGCGGTAGATTCGGTGCTCAACCATAGTACCTATAATACTTACTGGTTTCTCTCGGGAGCGGCATATAGGGTAGTCACTATTTAGCGGAACTAATTCAAAGTCTTCTTCGCCTTGGGGGCCTATGCCTACCGGGCGATACTTTTTAAATGTGGCTTCATGGCTACCGTTACTAGCCGCGACAAATTCGCCTGGTGTGGGGTATACGTCCGCATCGATAATAACAATGTCTCCCTCCCTGAATTCTGGTTCCATCGAATCCCCGCGGATACGTAGAGCAAATGAACGTGCTGATAGCTCTGCGGTCGTTAATACATATTCAAAATCACCGTCATCTAGAATAGGCTCGGCGTCATTGAAAGCACCAGCCTGCACATAACTTAAAATTGGCACTCTGCGAGCCCCGTAGTTGTAATCAGTGACAACGTCTCCTCCAAGTAGCAGCCATTTAGGATCGCATTCGAGCGCAGCTGCTAAAGCAAGAAGGTTACGCGGTTTTAGCGTTTTTCCATTCTCTATCGCTTCAATAGATTGCTGGCTAATACCCGCACGCTTAGCGACTTCTACTTGCGTTAAGTTTAGTTCTGTTCTGCGTCTTTTGGCTCGGTTGGCAAGATTCATTACTGGCTCCTTTTCTGGTTTTGATGATTACAGATACTTCTGTATTTGACAAACCAGAGTGCCTGTGAGGTAATTACAAGTAAACCTGTAAACATCTGAGGGCTTACCCAATGACCAGTCCCACATTAGCTTCCCGTATTAAGGAGCGCCGCAAGGCCCTGGGCATCACCCAAACGGCTTTAGCTGAAAAAGTAGGCATGCGTCAACAATCTATCCAGTACCTGGAGTCTGGACGTGCGATCCGTACTGGCTTCATTCTGGAGTTATCGAAAGTACTACAGGTTGACCCTGATTGGCTGCTCAACGGTGACCCCCTAACTGATAAGGCGTAACCCATGTCAGAGAAAAAGATCTGGGGGGCGACGCCTGACGAATGGTTCCACTTCGATCTGGTGCTGGGGCGTACCGACCAGCTGCTGCCGGTCGTGTGCAACCCGGGCGCGGCCATTTCCCCCGACAGTAAGTTGAAAGCGCTGGGCAAGACGCCGAGCCGCTACAACCGTGACCGCCTGGTTACCGGTATTGCTCAGTGGACCGAGTACGTTGTTACTGAGCATGACTTTGCCCGCTGGTCCAAAGAACCTGATTACGGCATCTGCGTGCGCACGGGCCACGGCTGGCTGGCGCTGGACTGCGACAGCGAAGATGAAGACATTCAGGCCGATATTCGCAAAACGCTGGTGCAGCTGCTTGGCGAGCTGCCGCCGCGTCGCTGGCGCGCCAACAGCAACAAATGCCTGTACCTGCTGGCCGTTGATGGTGACTTCCGTAAGCGCATCCACCGCCTGGCGGGCGATATGGGGATTATCGAGCTGCTGGCCAACGGACAGCAATTCGTTGCCTGCGGAACGCACAGCAGTGGCGCGCGCATTGAGTGGGGCGGCGGTCTGCCGGATGAACCTCCGGCCATTACTGCTGACCAGCTCGAAACGCTTTGGCAGCGCCTGGCGGATCTGCTCCCTGTGTCGGTCACCACCGAAGCGGGCAGCACGAAGATGCGCGACCGCTCAACGTTTACGCCCGGCGCCACGGATGAGACAGCGGATTACCTGGATGCCAACGGCTGGACGCTGCTGGATGGTGCCAACGGCGAGCGATACATTCGCTGCCCGTTTGAGGATGGCCACAGCACAGGCGGTGACCCGACCAGCACGGTTTACCTCCCGGCGGGGACTGCAGGTTTTGAGCAGGGACACTTCAAATGCCTGCACGCCAGCTGCGCGCACCGTGACGACGGCGATTTTCTTAATGCCATCGGCATCCGCAACGACGATTTCGAAGATCTGACCAGTACCGAAGTGGCCGAGCCTGCGCCGCTACCGGCGTTCGAGCGTGACAAATGGGGGCGTATCGAAGCCGAAATTCTCAATGCGACTAAAGCGGTAGTTCGTCCCGATTTCATCGGCGTCGATATTCGCTTCGACCAGTTCCGCGATGAAATCATGTTAGCTCCAGCGGGATCCGGCCAGTGGCAGGCGTTCACAGATGCTGACTATGTACGCCTGCGTATGACGATGGCGGCTCGTAGCTTTAAACCTGTTGGTCGGGAACTGATTCGTGATGCCGTTTTGCAGGTTGCTGACGAACAGCAGTTCGATTCGGCGACAACCTGGCTCAACGGGCTGGAGTGGGACGGCGTGCCGCGCATCGAATCTTTCTACCATACGCACTTCGGTACCGCCGATACGCCATACACCCGCGCGGTGTCCATGTACATGTGGACTGCGCTGGCGGGCAGGGTGCTGGAGCCAGGCGTTAAAGCCGATATGGTGCCGATCCTCGTTGGGCCGCAGGGCTGCGGCAAATCCTCCGGCGTGGAAGCGCTCAGCCCTGATCCGGCATTCTTCACAGAGATATCTTTCGCTGAGAAAGACGACGACCTCGCACGCAAGATGCGCGGGCGGCTGGTGGCGGAAATAGGTGAGCTGCGCGGCCTCAATACCAAAGAGCTGGAATCAATTAAGGCCTTCGTGACGCGTACGCATGAGAACTGGATCCCTAAATACCGGGAGTTTGCCACACAGTTCCCGCGCCGCCTGGTCTTCGTCGGCACCACCAATGAGGACGAGTTCCTCGCGGATAAGACTGGTAACCGTCGCTGGCTTCCCGTGGAGGTGTCGAAAGTCGACGTGAAAGCGATTAAAAATGACCTCCTTTTGCTCTGGGCTGAAGCCCGCGAGACGTTTAAACGCCTCGGCGGCATCCAGTTCCGTGATGCTGAGCGGCTCGGTGCAAGTGTCCACGAGCAGTACACCATTAAGGACGCGTGGCTCGAAACGGTCGAGAAATGGCTCGACACGCCTGACCTGATGACTAACGACATTCCGCGAAACTGCGAATTTTTACGCGCTAGTGACGTGTTGCGCGATGCTATTGGCTTAAATCCCAGCCACATCGGAAAGCGCGAAGAAATGCGAATCAGTAATGTTTTGCAAAATTGCTGTTATTCGCGAGTTACTCGACGCGTTGAAGGCAAATTAATGAAGGTTTGGCAGCGAGCGTAACCACCTGTTACCACCTTAAAGCTGAGGTGGTAACAATTTAACTAATTGAAATTTAATGAATGTTACCACTGTTACCACCTATTTACTAGAAACCCCATATATATATAAGTCGATTTGGGGAAAGGTTAGAAGAAGGCGGTAACAGTGGTAACAGGTGGTAACACGTCGAACATGTAATTTATTGCGGGTAGCGATATGCAAACACGATTTGATTCCACCACGGCGATTAACGAGCGCCAAAAGCTCAATAAAATCGCTCTCTACGTTCGCGCGTGCGCGCGTTTTGCGGGGTGACCTATGCCAGTTATCGCAAAGCTCAAAACAGACTGGTTCCGGGTGATTAACGACATCACGCGTAGCGGCATTCCGTTGCAGGAGATTGCCAGAGAGCTGGACGTGTCGAAGTCTGCTATCATCGGCTGGAAGCAGGGCGCAGCACCAAACCATCACACAGGCGAAGCGCTGATAGATTTCTGGTGCTACGTGACGCAGCGACCGCGTTCCGAGCTGCCAGCACAGGTTACATCACGACGATTCGTTTACGCCTGGCGTACAAAGCGATTACCACAATGAAAACCCGCAAAAACAGGGCGTTCACTGATTAAAAACGCTATGCAAAAAGCGCCCTGTTTTATGCACGATTTATGCAGCCTGTTTTCACCACTCTCCCACAGCAAACACTAATAAATAACCGCTTTACGCTGAACCGGTGATGAGTGCCGTTTCGCTGGTGCGTGTAAGGATCATTATGTTAAATACCCCCTGTTTTTAACAAATCTTCCATTTGGTCGGGATTCCGACCGCGACCCCGTTTCACACTTACGGCTCAATCATCACAGGAGCCAACATAATGGGCCGACCAAGAAAAACCGTCGAAGTACCGGGGCAGGAGCCAGTAACGGGCGCTGAGCCGCAGACAGGGGCAACCAGCGACACTGTAGTGCAGGAACAGCCACGTGCAGACCAGCAGGTAATCACCGTTGAGGAGTCTCAGTTCAGCGAAGAAGCGCTTTTACTCACCGCGCGCAATACCCTGCTGGCGACCCTCAACGAGCAGGGCGCAGCCATCATTGCCCGCTTTGAAGATCTGGGCTTTACCGACCTGGCCGACCAGCAGCTAACTGACAATCCTGAATTCCTCCATCTCGTCAAAAAAGCCACCGACGTTGTAACCGGCGATACCGGCCCGATGGTGACGAACGAAGAGGGCAAGAAACAACCTGTCACCGGTAAACCTGTGCTCACTCAGCACGGCTGGCACGTACCAGGCTAAGGAGAAAACGCTATGTGTGGTAGCGCACCGAAAGTGGTTCAGACCGACCCGCAGGCCGAAGCGGACGCTGCTGCTGATGCAGCGGCAAAAGCGGCAAACGCTGATGCGGCATCGCGCAAGAAGCGCAAGAAAGGTTCATCCCTGCTGGCGAGCGGTGCAGAGGGTGCTGCTGGCTCTGGCAGTTCTTTGCTGGCGGGTGGCGCACAGGCAGCGCAACAGAAAAGCACTCTGGGGGCTTAATCGTGGATGATATCGCCGTAAAGCTGATTAAGCGTGTGGACACGCTGAAAGCCAACCGCCAGATGCACGAAAGCGTGTGGCGTGAATGCTACGACTACACCTATCCGCTGCGCGGCGCTGGATTCTCCGAAACAGTCCTCGATGCACAGAGTGCAAAACACAAGGTGGCTAAGCTACTGGACGGCACGGCCACCGACAGCGCCCGCATGCTGGCCTCTGCGCTGATGTCCGGTATGACCCCGGCTAACGCGCAATGGCTTAACCTCGACAGCGAATCATTGCCGGACGACGCCAAAGCCTGGCTGTCCACCTGCGCTACGCTGGTGTGGGAAAATATCCACGCCGCCAACTTCGACGCCGAGGGCTACGAGGCTAATCTCGATGTGGTATGCGCGGGCTGGTTCGTGCTGTACATCGACGAGGACCGCGACGAGGGTGGCTACACATTCCAGCAGTGGCCGCTGGCGCAGTGCTATGTCACGTCCACCCGCAAGGATGGCATCGTGGACACGATATACCGCCGCTACCAGCTGACTGCTGAGCAGGCCATCAAAGAATTCGGCGCGGACAAGGTCAGCGAGAAGATCCGCGACGCGGCGAAGAAAAAGCCCGACGACAAATTTGATTTCCTGCACGGTATTTTCCCGCGCGAAACCTACATGGTCGATGCCCGCCTGGCGAAGAACATGCGCTTTGCATCATACAACGTGGATGTTACGAATAAGCAGGTAGTTCGCGAATCCGGTTATCACGAATTCCCCTGCTGTGTTCCGCGCTGGATGAAAATCCCCGGCGGCCCGTACGGCATCGGCCCGGTATACGACGCGCTGCCGGATTGCAAAGAGCTGAACGAAACCAAGCGCATGGAGAAAGCCGCGCAGGATCTGGCTATCTCCGGTATGTGGATAGCTGAGGACGACGGCGTACTCAACCCGCGTACAGTGAAGGTCGGACCACGCCGCATCATCGTGGCAAACAGCACCGACAGCATGAAACCGTTGCTGACCGGTGCAGATTTCCAGGTAGCGTTTACCGCAGAAGACCGCCTGCAGGCGTCTATCCGCAAGGTCATGATGGCCGACCAGCTGCAGCCACAGGACGGCCCGGCCATGACCGCCACCGAAGTGCATGTGCGCGTCGCGCTTATTCGCCAGTTGCTGGGGCCGGTGTATGGGCGCTTCCAGGCTGAATACCTGCAACCGCTGGTTGCGCGCTGCTTTGGCATCGCTTTCCGCGCCGGGGTATTCCCGCAACCTCCTGAAAGTCTCCAGAACGCCAATTTCAACGTGCGATACATCTCCCCGCTGGCACGCGCCCAGCAACTGGAGGACGTCACCGCTATTGAGCGCCTCGGCGCGAACGTGGCAAATCTCGCCGCAATCAGCCAGGACGTTGTTGATCTCGTTGATACCGACGAAGCCACGCGCGTTGTGGCGGATGCGCTCGGCGTTCCGGCTAAGGTTATTCGCTCATCCGATGCTGTGGCGGATCTCCGGGACCAGCGTCAGAAAGCACAGCAGCAGGCCGCACAGCAGCAACTCATGATGCAGGCGGGAACCGAGGCGGCTGGCGCGGCAGGACAGACCGCAGGCGCAGCGATAGGGCAACGACTGGCAGGTAACCAATGAGAACAAAACAAGCCAATCCCGCCGATTACAGGCGGGTTTTTGAAGAAATGCCAGGCGGTGTGCCTGTGCTGGAAGAACTTACCAGGCGCTTCGGTCGCGAAGCTTACGTGAAAGGCGGTACCGAAGGCGACCGCGAAACATGCTACCGGGCCGGGCAGCGTTCCGTACTCGATTTCATTCTCAGTCAGATTAACAGAGCCGATGGAGTAGAAGACGATGTGGAAGCTTAAACACTTATTCATGAACGCAGAGCCAGGCGCAGAACAGCCAGGCAGTGGGGGTGGAGATGATAGCGGTAATAATCCGGGTACTGGCGAACCTTCTGGTAATTCTCTCCTCAGCACCGGCGCGGGCGAACCGGGCGCATTGGACTGGCTACCGGAAAAATACCGCGTTATGGGCGATGACGGAAAACTCAACATTGAAGGCTCAGCCCGCAAATTGGTGGATGCTCACTCTTCTCTTGAGAAGCGTCTTGGCAGCGTCGGCACAGCGCCGAAAACTGCGGATGAATATGCGCCAAAAGTAGAGGTAGAGGGCTTTAACTGGGAAGATTTTAAGTCTGACCCGCGTATGCAGGGCTTTATGAAAACCGCCCACGCTAAAGGCATCACCAACGACCAGATGAGCTTCATTATTGGCGAGTACGCACAGCGTGCGCCGGAGCTGGTAACTGGTGCTGCTGCGCTCGATTCTGAAGCGGCCAGTACACAATTGCGTGAGACGTGGAAAACAGACGCTGAATTTAACCAGAATATCGGTCTGGCGTTCCGTGCGTTTAATTCCCTGGCTGATGAGTCGGACAGAGGGCGCATTGACGAAATCGGTAATAACCCGATGGTGATCCGTATGCTGGCGAAGATTGGCGCAGAAATGCAGGAGGACGCGCCAGCAGGTGGCGAAGTCAATCCGGCAGAGCAGCAGAGCATTCGCGAGCTGATGAAGTCACCGGCTTACATGGACTCAAAGCACGCCGATCATGAACGGGTATCTGCACAGGTGCGTGCGTTCTACCAGAAGAGCTACGGCGATCAAACCGTAGCGTGACATGCCCCAACGGAAAGCCAGCCTGACCCGCTGGCTTTTTTCATTTGGTCGGGATTCCGACCGCGCATCTGAACAACAATCACCCCACAGCCCGGTGGGGACGCCGGATACCTGATTTTCCCACAGTGCGTAAACGCCACCCGCAGTGTGCAGATTTGGGCCGGGAGACCGATACCCCAGCAGGCGATATATTCTGGAGTGATTATTATGGCTTTTGATGCTAACAAGAATATGATTACCGCTGCGTTCGTTACGCAGTTTCATGATTCTTTCGAAATTGCGTCGCAGCAGAAGGATTCCCGGCTGCAGGCTGCGGTACATGATCGTGGCTCGATTACCGGTGCATCGTTCACCATCAACGATATGGGTACTATCGAAATGACGCAGATCACCACGCGCTTTGGTGACACCGTCTGGGATGTGCCGGAGGCCGGTACCCGTAATGCGCTGATGGCGGACTATGGTGTATTCGTCCCCGTCGAGAAGCGAGACCTGCGTAAGCTAATTGCCGATCCGCAGGGGCCGTATCTGCAACTGACGCTTGCAGCTGCTAACCGCAAAAAAGACGATGTTATCTATCGTGCGCTGCTCGATACCGTGCTGCGTAAGACTGAGAACAACGGCGCGTACGCTTCTGGTGCCCTCCCGGCTGCACAGAAAATCGTTGCGGGCGGTACCAGCATGACCAAGGCCAAACTGATCGCCGCGAAAGCGATGTTCCGTCGCAACGAGTGTGACGAGCAGAACGGCGAAGAGCTGTACATGACGTACAACGCCGACATGCTGACGCAGATCCTCAGCGATACCACGCTGACGTCTGCGGACTTCATGGCGGTGAAAATGCTGCAGGAAGGCGCGGTGTCTTCGAAGTGGCTGGGCTTTAACTGGCTGGCTTACGAAAAACTGGACTCTGTGACGGCGGAAGATGTGACCACCAAGACCGCCGCAGCCTGGTGTAAGTCTGCTGTGCATTTTGGTACCGGCGCTGAGTACAACGTCGATATCGGCCCACGCCGCGATAAAAACAACACCATCCAGATCTCCGTTGATGCGTCTTATGGTGCTGGCCGTGCTAACGAGAAGAAAGTCGTCGCCATCGATTTTGTTGCTTAATGCCGCTGGTGTACTTGCCGGGGTAACTCCCCGGCCTTTTTCCATCTGAGGTATTGCCATGACTTCGAGTGTATCAATCTGCTCAAATGCACTTCTGGCGCTGGGTGCTCACCCGATAAATGATTTCGACGAAGACACGGATCATGCTCGTCTTTGCGCCAACCTTTACCCCACCGTCCGTAATAAATTACTCCGTGCTCACCCGTGGAACTGTGCGATAAAACGCGTTGTGCTGTCACCTGTCAGCGCTGCGCCTGTCTTTGGGTATGGTTATCAGTTTTCCTTGCCCGGCGATTTGATCCGCGTCCTGTCCGTTGGCGAACTGCGTGACGATATTGATTACCGGATTGAAGGTAGTCGGCTGCTGTCCAACGTCGATGTAATTCGGCTGCGCTATATCTTCCGAAACGAGGATGAGTCCACGTGGGACGCGGCGCTGGTGGATGTTGCTGAAATGATGATGCAGTCCAAGCTGGCATACGCGGTGACCGGGTCCACCAGCCTGCGCGATAGTCTGGCGCAGGAGGCTGCATTCCTGCTTAAACAGGCAAAAGCCGTAGACGGCCAGGAAGAACCACCAGAAGAACTGGACGGCTATCCGACATACGAGTCGAGGTTCTGAGATGCGCGCTAATCTGATTAAAACCAATTTCACCGCCGGAGAGATCTCCCCCCGTTTAATGGGCCGTGTGGATATTGCCCGCTACGCTAACGGCGCGAAGATTATCGAAAACGCGGTGGTGGTCCTGCAGGGCGGTGTTGTTCGCCGCCCAGGTACACGCTTTGCCGCAGCCGCTAAGTATGGCGATAAGAAAGCCCGCCTGATCCCTTATGTGTTCAATCGCTCCCAGGCGTACATGCTGGAATTTGGCGATGGGTATATTCGTTTTTACCAGAATGGTGAGCAGGTGGTAAAGGCTGACAATACCCCGTATGAAATCACCAGTCCGTACACTGCAGACATGTTGCCCGCTGTAAATTATGTGCAGGGGGCCGATACCATGTTTCTTGTGCACCAGTCTGTAAAGCCGTACCGTTTGCAGCGCAAGAGCCAGCTGGAATGGGTAATGGAGCCAGCGCCATTTATCGTTGAACCTTTCGACGAGGTGCGCGACACCCCTCAGAAGTGGTGCAAGCCGTCTGTCAAAGATTTTGTGGGCTCAGAAATTACGCTCACCCTGAGCGATGCGGATCCGGGTGACAACGAAAATCCACCATTCACCGGAGCGGGCTGGGTTGCGCAGGACGTCGGAGCATACGTTCGTATCAATAGTGGCCTGGTCCTGATTAAGAGCGTTAGTAGTTCGCAGGTTGCCGTTGGGGAGATACGTACCGACCTGAGCGCTACGCAGGCCGCATCACCAGGTGCCTGGACACGTGAGGATACCGTCTGGACTGACGCTTTTGGGTACCCTGGTGCAGTGACGCTATACCAGCAGCGGCTGGTTCTGGCCGGTTCGCCGAAATACCCGCAAACAATTTGGTGGAGCGAGACCGGGGCGTACCTGTCGTTTGAGCTGGGTACTGATGACGATAAGGCTATCAGCTTTACACTCTCATCTGACCAGCTCAACCCGATTGTGCATCTGGCGCAAATGAACACGCTGATTGCCCTGACTTACGGCGGCGAGTTTACGATCACCGCCGGCAATGATGCGGCCATTACTCCGACCAACATTTCAGTGAAAAATCCAAGTCCGTACGGATGCAACGGGATTCGCCCGGTGCGTGTTGGTACTGAGATCATGTTTGTGCAGCGCGCTGGCCGCAAACTCTACGCTGTAGCTTACGACCCGGACAGCTTTGTTTCCTACTCAGCCAACGATATGACGGTGTTAGCGGAACATATCACCGCAGGCGGCGTGCTGGATATGACCTATCAGCAGCAGCCTGATGCGTTTATCTGGCTGATTCGCGCGGATGGTGCGGCGGTCACGATGGCGATCGACCGTGCGCAGGATGTTATTGCCTGGTCCCGGCAGGTCACCGATGGCGCGTTTGAGTCTGTGGCTACCATCCCGTCAGATACCGACGACGTGGTTTACGCGAGTGTTCGCCGTGAGATAAACGGCCAGACTGTTCGGTATGTCGAGGTATTCGACAGCAATATTTATACCGATGCCGCAGTAACTGGCACAAGTACCGCCGGTTCTGCCACGTGGTCCGGTCTTGCTCATCTCGAAGGGCAGACTGTCGATGTGGTGGCCGACGGCGCTGTTATGCCTCAGCACACGGTTTCTTCGGGTCAAATCACCCTGTCGCGCCAGGCGAAAAGCGTGGAGATCGGCTTGCACTTCGAAAGCACGATAGAGACGCTGTCACCGGAAGTTTCGACTACCGAAGGCACCACCCAGAACGCGAAGAAGCGTACCAGCGAAGTGACAATGCGTTTTCTCGAAACGACAGGCGCAGAGTGCAACGGCCAGGTTATTCCGTTCCGCCGGTTCGGGCCAAAAATCCTCAACCAGCCAGCACCACTTTTCACCGGCGATCATTTCTGGGGAAAACTCGGCTGGGAGCGTGGGGAAGATACCCTACTTATCCAGCAGCGCCAGCCGCTTCCATTCCACCTTCTCGCAATTATTTTCACATTCACCAGTAACGGGGGCTGACATGGTACGTAACGCAACAGCCGGGGACATCCCGGCGCTGATCGAGCTGGGCACCAGAATGTACCTCGAATCCCGCTATGCCGACACATCACCGTTTGACGACCAGAAGTGTGCAGAGCTGGCGGGTCATCTGATTAACGCGCCTTCAGGATGCGTTCTTGTCGCTGAAAAAGACGGGCAGATCGTCGGCTGGATGGCGGGCGGCATCGGTGAACAATGGTTTTCCCGCAAGCTGATGGCATTTGAATACGGACTGTTTATTGCTCCTGAGCATCGCGGAAGCAGTGCGGCACCACGGATGGTTAAAGCCTTTATTGGCTGGGCTAAAGAGAATGGTGCCGCAGTGGTCAATATGGGGATCACTACCGGCGTGCATGAAGAAAGAACCGGGGCAATGTACGGGCGGCTTGGCCTGCAGCGTTTTGGCTCACTTTATTCAATGGAGGTTTACCGATGTGTACAGGTGTAGAAATCGCGCTGGTAGCATCTTCCGTTCTTGCGGCAGGCGGTGCGGTAGCCAGCGGCCAGCAACAGAAGAAAATGGCTAACTATCAGGCGGCGCAGGCGGAAGCTGATGCGCAGGCGGCGCAGGCACAGGCGAAAGTCGAGGCTGATCGGATACGCAAGGCCGGGCAGGCACAGGCGGCACAGGCCAACGCATCACTGGCCGCATCTGGCGTTGAGACCGGAGAAGGTACCGCGTTGCGTATCACATCGGGCATTACCGGTGACGCTGAACAGGATGCGTACCAGACCATTTTGAACGGTGCGAACCAGAGCGCCAGGCTGAATGCGCAGGCGTCTGCTGACCGTATCAGCGGTCGCAATGCTTCAACATCTGGCTACATCAGCGCGGGCAGCTCACTGCTGAGCGCTGGCGGCACAGCGTATAGCGGCTGGAAGAAAGCAGGGAGTAAATAACCGTGAGAATTCCAACGGGTAATTTTGGCAACGTTACGCCGCAGGCGAATCCGACCCGTATCAGCGTCGGTAATGCGGGTGCTATTGGTAGCGCTGTTGCAGGGCTGGGGCAGTCTCTTGGTCAGGCCACCGAAGATGTTAAGCGTACGCAGGATAAAGCAGACCTTGCCGCCACCCAGGCGATTCTGACTGATCTTGATGCAAAGGCCAGCGACCGCTGGGAAAACCCTGAGACGGGAGCGCTGGTTACGCGACAGGGGTTTAAATCGTCTGGCGTTGGTCTGGACATGGATAAACTGGATTCCGGCGATTATGACCAGGCTCGGGCGAAGGTACCGGAAAGTCAGCTGCAGTATTTCGATGCGCAGTGGAAAGCTGGTCAGATTCGCCGCATGAGCGCCTATAACTCTTTCGAACGCTCGCAGACAGACCAGGCCCAGCGCCAGCAACTTGACGCGACGGTAAAATCGTCTGTCGAACAGGAGTCTTCTGCGTATGACGATCCGCAGGCGGCCGCTTTAATTCGTGGTGCTCGTAAACACTCTATCGAACTTTACGGACAGGCGCAGGGTTGGTCAGTGGACCAGGTGACGCAGGTTGTTTCTGAGGCAGATCAGCAGGCAATGGATCAGCGGGCGCGGAACTATGCGGTAACAAACCCGCAAGGCTGGCTGTCCGGAGACTTTCCGACAAAAGAAAGTGGCGGTATGGATATGCGGGCCATTGGCATTGTCGAGACTGGTGGTAGCCATTTCAAAAGCGACGGAAGTATCATCACTTCGCCTAAGGGGGCACAGGGGCAGTACCAATTGATGCCCGGCACAGGCAAAGAGCTGGCGGAAAAACGCGGCGTTGAGTACAACCCTAACGATCCCAAGCAACATGCACAGCTGGCTAAAGATTATGTAGGCGAGCTGTATTCTAAATACGGCTCCGAAACGCTAACCGGCGCAGCATATAACTGGGGGCAGGGTAACGTCGATAAGCTTATTGCCAAAATTGGCGATCCGCGCAAAGGCGAAGTATCACAGGCCGAGTTTATAAAAAACCTGCCCGCTGAAACGCGCGGCTGGCTCGCTCGCTACAACAAAAACAAAACCGGTTTAGATCCTGTAGCTGTCGATAAAATTGACAGTATCGCCGAGTCTAAAATCCGCGAACAGCGTACTAACCTGCGCCAGCAGATTGACCCGATTCTCAACAATACGATGGCGCAGCTCTACAACGGTGAAGTGCCTGACGCAATGCCGGACGAAGCGACCATTAATTTTGCGTACGGTGAGCAGGGCGGCCAGATGGTGAAGCAGCTGGATATCGCTATCACTGGTGCAAAAAAATTCCAGGCCATCCAGTATCTCGATCCCGTTAGGCAGCAGGCGGAGCTGGCCGAGTTAAAGCCACAGGCTAACGACCCGGACTACGCGCTGAAACTGGACGCCTACGGCAAAATCGGCGCGCTGGTGCAGAAAAGCAACACGGCGATTCAGGCGCAACGCGATTCCCGCCGCTTTAACGACGCGGTGCTAATGGGTGAAAAACTCGACCCCAGCAACAAGGCGATGCAGAACGCCGCCGATGCCACGCAATCCGCGCAGAACTTCCGAATTAACGACGCGACCACGCACGACGGTATTGTGCAGCAGGTGGCGCAGACCGGCATTATCCCGTCGCAGATCACCACCCAACTGGCGGCGGTTTCTCGTGCACGCACCCCGGGTGTGGTTAACCAGGGCGCGCAGCTGTTTGATCGCCTTTACGAGGCCGATCCTGCATCTGTTGGCAGCATGCCAAAAGAAATGCAGAGCTTTTACCTGACTGTTAAGCAACTGAGTGATGCGGGCATGTCGCCCGAAGCGGCGGTTGAACATGCGCAGAATGTGACATACAACCAGACCGACGCCTTTAAGCAGCAGCTGGCATCCACGCAGGGGACGAAAGACTACAAAAAAGACCGCAGCAGCGCGATGGATTCTGCTGTCAGCAAAATGTCAGGCTTCTTTAGCTGGGGCGCCCCGGCGGCTGACGATACTAATCCGGACACAGTAAGATTCCGCAACGACTATCAGTCACTCTACGATATCAACTATCGCAGCTCAGGCGGTAACGCCGATGTAGCGAAGAAGATGACCAATCAGCAGATCGCCCGCACCTGGAGTATCAGCGAGGTTAACGGCGACGCTAAGCTCATGAAGTACGCCCCAGAGGCGCTTTACAGTTACGGCCCGTCAGGCTGGCAGGCCGAGCAGTGGAAGGATGAGAAACGGCAGCTAATGTACGGTGAACGTAAAGAAACTATCACCACCAGTCCCACGCAGCTTGGTATCACCTCCGGGAGCGCACCGGCAGCACAAACCACGATCCCTAAATCCCGCATTGGTGGCGAACTGGAAATCACACCGGATGTACTGACGGCCAGCAATGGCGACTACGCCATCATGGTTCGCACCAGGGATAAAGACGGCATAGAGGGCGTTCAACCGTACTACGACAAACACGGTCGCCCCATGCGCTGGAAGCCGTCGCTGGAAGACTGGGGTCCGTATCAAAAATCCCAGGAAGAGCGCGAGCAGCAGGAGCAGGACGAGTTAACCAGAGGCCAGGAAATTCGTGGGTTTAAAGATAAGCATCGGGCGCTTGATCAGCAGTACGAACGGCTGCATAACGAGCGTATGAACCGTGTTAAAAATTACTTCTCATGGAGTACCGACTAATGCCGATTTACCCAACGCCCGAAGAAAACAGCAACGGTTACACATCGGCGGCCAGTGTGCTGCCACAACCTACAGGTTTTGATGTGCCTTTGCCCTCGGGCCAGAACCCGGAGCCACAGGAAGATCAGCCCTCAGTGTGGGGGGCTGCGTTTCGCCAGAATAACCTGCTGGCAGGAATGTTCCGACCGTCGAAGCAGTTCGAAAGCCAGGACGGGTACAACCCGTACACGGACAAAAATGAGCTGCACGGTTACGAACAGTGGGGATCTGCATTCGCGGATTCCCGCTCTCCGGAGGAGACCGCCTGGTTAAAACAGCAGATTGATGATGAAAACGAGGACAGGCGGGTACTGGCTGACGCTGGCGGCGAGGGGGTACTTGCCAGCATCGCGGCGGGCGTTGTTGATCCGGTTACTGTTGTATCGATGTTTATTCCCGGCGCTCAGGGTGGAACCGTTGCCCGCATAGCTTCGCAGGTTGCTATCGGCGCAGCCGGTACCGCGCTGAGTGAAATTGGTCTGAACAATCAGCAGATTACCCGCACATGGGGGGAAAGCGCTTCCCACGTCGCTGCAGGGGCTTTATTCAGCGGAGTTTTTGCCAGCGCAGGCGCGGCGCTATCCCCAGCCGTCAGAACAGCGGCCACGCGGGAGGTTGCGGACGCACTGGATAATTTGCGCGTAACGTCGCCGGTAGATGCCGCAGCGGAATCGCTCCCCAACGGCGGCAGCATTGGTGCGGCCCGGATTAGCGAAGCCACTCTGGAAGATTTAACCCCTGCTGGTGGTGCGGTCAGTAAAGCAGCCCGCAAAGCAGGGAGCTACCTCACACCGATAACCCGCCTGATTGAATCGCCGTCGCTGACCTCGCGCCGTACAGCGCTCGAGCTGGCAGAGAATAATTTTACCCTGCAGGGTAATCTGCGCGGTATCGAAACGCCGGTTGCTGCAGAAACTCGGGTTCGTGGCTGGCGCCGGGAAGAGGCTGCGGTAGTCGTCACCAATAAACAGGCCTGGACAAAATACAAAGCCAGTGTCGGCGACCTGAGTTTCGCCTCGTTCCGTGAGGAGGTGGGTAACACCATGCGCAGCGGCGATGTGCACAGTAACCCGCTGGTGCAGGAAGCCGCGCAGGCCATGCGGCAGGTGGTAAATAAAGTCAAAGTGGCGCAGCAGAAATTAGGGCTGCTGCCTGGTGACGATGAGCTGAAAGCTATCGGCCAGACCAGCTATTTCCCGCGTGTGTACAAAGTCGGCAAGATCGTTAACGAGCGCGACCAGTTCAGAAAGATGTTGGTGGACTGGTGGTCACGGGGCGAAAAGACCATGTCTCGCGAAGAGGCAGAAATTACCGCCGATGCCACCATTAATAGAATTGTCGGGGCTAAAATCCCGCAGGACTTCGCCAACGTCTTTACCGTCAAATCGGCGGGCAGCACCAAAGGGCGAACGCTGAGCGTGCCGGATAACCTCATGAAAGATTATCTGGAAAGCGACGCCAACTATGTGCTGCAGCGTCATATCCGCGAGGCGGCCGCCGAGGTTGAGTTAACAAAAACCTTTGGCAGCAAGACTCTGGAGAAGCAGCTCAAAGACATTCAGGACGAGTACGACGCGCTCATGCGAGCAAAACCGACAGAGCAGGCCAGCCTGGCAAAAGCTCGCGACAATGATATTCGCGATATTACAGCGCTGCGCGATCGTCTGGTTGGCACCTACGGGATGCCGGACGACCCATCGTCGTTCTTTGTTCGCGCCGGTGCGTTTCTGCGTAGCGCTAACTTTGTTACCAAACTGGGCGGTATGACAGTATCGGCAATTCCCGATCTGGCGCGCGGGGTAATGGTGAACGGCTTCAGCAATATCGCACGGGGATATGGCGCACTGATAACAAAATCTCCGGCGTTCCTCGCCGCGCGCGCTGAACAAAAGAAAATGGCGGTCGGCCTCGAAACCATTCTGCACAGTCGCGCCCGTACGATGGGCGATCTGGTTGACAGTTCGTCCCGCACTACCGCCGTGGAAGCGGGCATGGAGCGCGTTACGGAGGCTTTCGGCAAGCTCACGATGATGGGCCATTTCGACGACATGAACAAATCGGTAAACGGCCTGATAACCTCGGATGGCATTCTCTCCGGCGCGTTCCCGACTAAGCGCCTGGCAAAGCTCGGCATTAACGACAATATGGCGGCGCGTATTCAGGCAGAGTTCAGGGCGCACGGCGAAAATATTGACGGCTGGCATATTGGCAATTTTGAGAAGTGGGGCGATCAGCACGTCGCGGGGGTGTTCCAGGCTGCGGTTTTGAAAGATGTGAGCAATACCGTTGTTACTCCGGGGATCGGTGATACACCGCTGTGGGCCAGTACGCCGCTTGGCAAGACTGTATTCCAGTTTAAATCCTTTGCTACCGCATCGTATAACCGCGCAACCCTGGGTGGCCTGCAGGAAGGTACCGCGCAATTTTATTACGGTACCGCTTTCCAGATTGGGCTTGGTTCGCTGACATATGCATTAAAGCAGGCGGCCAATCAGCGGGATATCGACTGGACTCCACAAAAATTAGTGCTGGAAGGTATCGACCGCTCTGGCATCCTCGGCCCGTTAATGGAGTATAACAACATGGCGGAAAAGGCTTCTGGCGGCATGGTGGGGTTGAGTGCGTTGTTTGGCACAGGCACGCAGTCGCGTTACGCCAGTCGCGGCTTTATTGGTTCCGCCCTGGGGCCGACGTTTGGTCTGCTCGATACCATCACCGATGTTACTGCTGGCGTGCTGAATGGCGATGCTGGTGACCGGGTGCTGCATAATGTGCGTACGCTGCTGCCGGGGAATAACCTGTTCTGGATCGCGCCGCTGATAAATCAGGTTGATCCCGGCATGCGTTAATTTTATTCGCAAGAAGTTATCGTAATAGTATTATAAACTTTACTTGATGGGTGTGTGTAAATGTACTGCATTTCACCACCCAATCTAATAAATGCGCTGATTGGATTTTTCTTTTCGCATACGTTGCTTTTAGCTTGTTCGGCCATTCTGGTTTTGACCACCCCCGGTTGAATGTGATTTTGCTTTGCAGTTGTCAGTATTTCTTCTTCGCTCATATCGATTTTTACGTGAGCGATAAGTTTATTTTCTTGTGATTCTATAGAGTACATTTCAACGCGATCAGACATTGTCAGAGGTAAGTGTGGACGAATATCTAGAGCCATATTAGCAGCCCGTTTACACATATCTTCATTGATGTGATTATTAAAACAGTTCGTTGCTGCAAATGTTGTTAGAGGGAAAGCTAGCAACAATGTTACTAATTTTTTCTTCATTTTCTTTCCTTTTAAACGGTCAGGATTCCGACCTCGAAAAGCATACACCATAGCCCTGTAACCACTACAGGGCTTTTTTATGCACGCAGACTACAAAACCCGCTTAACCGCTTTGACCGATAAACTCACCGATGCCGTGCTTGAAGAGGCCGACCCTGAGAACTGGGCGGGGGGTAATAAGCGCGTTGACCAGCTGACCAAACAGGAACGCGGCGATCGTTACTGGGACAAGAAGAACGCGGCGGCATCGCTGACCCTGCTGATTAAGGTGCATTCACTTATCGGTATGCAGACGCGCGGAGGAACCGCGAAGGACAATCCTGATCAGGATGATGAAGCGTTTGAACTGGGTCAGCAGGTTTCTAAGGCCGAAAAGGAAGCTGCTGCTATTATCGATCGCCTGCAGAACGGTAAAAAATGATTTCGTTCCTCGCCTTTTTTTTAATGTGGGCGGAGCGAATGAACTGGGACGTTCCGGACTGCCACTATCGAGCCTGTCACTGGTTGGAGCATCGCGGGAATCTCGCGGTGCTTCGCTGTTTCCGTGGGTTCGGTAAATCCACCATACTGGGCGTTTATAACGCCTGGCGATACTACTGCGATCGTCAGTACCGTATTCTGCATCAATCAGAATCAGATTCCACAGCGCGCAAAACCAGCCGCGATACGCAGAACGTTTTACGCAATCACCCCCTGACAAAAGGCATGTTACCGGACGGGATCGGCACGGTCGAGCAGTGGTGGGTTAACGGTTCGCTGGATATGCGTAACGCCAGCATGTTCGCAAAAGGCATCCTGTCGAACGTCACCGGCGCCCGCGCTAACGAGTCGCAGAATGACGACGTGGAAGTCCCCGGCAATATCCAGACGCCGGAAGCGCGTGAAAAATTGCGTTACCGTCTGAGCGAGCAGACTCATATTCTGATCCCCGGCGGACGTAAACTTTTCATCGGCACGCCGCACACTCATGACAGCCTTTATGACGAAAAGGAAGCCGAGGGCGCGGACTGCCTGACCATCAAGCTGTTTGAGAAAGAGAAACGCATCGAGGCGAAAGACGCCACGCAGTTGCGCTATATATTACCCTTCCGCCCTGAGTACGTTTTTGTCGGCATCCACAAGGCAGCGCGCCTGCTGGTGGAGGACGTTGATTATAAACTCACTGCCGATGGGGTAGAGTTCGCCGCGGCTCCTGACACGGTTATTGATTTCTACGCCGGGTGTGCCTGGCCTGAGCGATTTGATCACGACGAGCTGGAGCTGCGCCGTAAAGAATGTCGCACCGTTAACGAATGGGACAGCCAGTACCAGTTGCACAGTAAACCCGTTGGCGACGTTCGTCTTGATCCTGACCGTATCCGCGAGTACAACATCCAGCCGCAAATCCGCTATGCAAACCGTACCGCCTCAATGTGGTTAGGTAATTCGCAAATCGTTGGTGCCGTTGCCTGGTGGGATGTGGCAACCGGCAAAGTCAAAGCGGACGCCTCGGCGTTCTCTCTGATACTGACTGACGCGCGCGGGCATTTGTACTGGCAGATTTGCCATGAGCTTATCGGAGAGCTGGCCGAGTTTGGCGATAACGACGACAAAATAACAGGCGGGCAGGTGATGCAGATTAAAGAGCTGGTGCTGCAGTATCAGATCCCGGTGGTCTGCGTTGAGGTGAACGGTCCCGGCAGCTTTGCGGGTAAATTGCTGCGTCAGGTGCTCAAGGGTACCGGTTGCGGTGTCCGGGAGGAATTCAGCATCACTAACAAGCAGAAGCGTATCCTTGATGCGTTTGAAGCGCCGCTGTCGTCGCGGTTCCTGTGGGCACATACCGACGTGCTGGACGGTCCGATGTATGACCAGATGCGGGACTTTAACCCGGCGCTGACCAACCAGCTGGACGACTTCATTGATTCGGGTGCCGGAGCCATTAGCGCAACACCTGTGCGTATAGGTAAAGTGGTCGGGATTCCGACCGGACAATCGCGCGAACATTGGCAGTTAAGTGATGGAGACCACGAGGTCGAAGTCGATTACTAAACTGCCGCGAGGTTCAGCGCTATGTCGGTACCCAATCAGACACCCTATATCATTTATAACGCCAACGGTCTGACGACCGTTTTTCCCTTTGAATTCTATGTCATCAGCGCCAATGATATTCAGGTGACGATCGACGGAACAACCGTAACGAGCGGCTATTCCGTTTCGGGAGTGGGGAATGTCAGTGGCGGTGATGTGACATTTTTAACGCCACCTGTAAGCGGTTCCGTGGTTATGCTGGAGCGTGTTGTACCAACATACAGGCTTACTGATTACCAGGACAATGGCGATCTGCTGGCGGATACCGTCAATAAAGACTTCGACCGTCTGTGGATGGCTATCCAGCGTTATGCCATACATCTCGGTCTGGCGCTGCGCCGTCCACTTTTTGGCGGCCCATTTAACGCTGAGGGTTATCGAATTTCAAATCTGGCCGATCCAGTAAACAGCCAGGATGCGGCAACCAGGAACTATGTCGATAATGTCAGTCTGGTACGCGCGCTACGGGTTCCTGAAAGTTCTGTTTCTGCTCTCCCTCCGGTAGATCAGCGCGCAAACAAATTACTGGCGTTCAATGCCTCAGGACAGCCCATTACCGTATTGCCTGCTTCGGGTTCTGCTTCTGATGTCATGATCGAACTGGCTAAACCGACAGGAGCAGGTCTGTCGGGGTTTGATAAAAATATTTCATATTCCGCAGGAACTGTGGGTGCTTATTTACTGGATGTAGCCGCAGATATTTTAGAACTAAAAAATGAACTTTCACGGCGAACAATCCCTCAACTCGAGCGATATCAGGCCTATATGGCCGCTGGCCGCACTGTAAAAATAGCCTGTTACGGTGATAGCACAACTGACGGACTCGGTACAACTGGGTGGGTTGCTAACGTAACTAATCCAGATGGCACAGCAGCAGGGCAGAACCACAATACCACGTCTCCCCGCTCATGGCCTGTTCGTATGGGTGTTTTGTTAATTGATATGTATAACAGCAACAACATTCAAGTTTACAATGCGGGGTATTCTGGCAAGCACATGGACGACGGCTGGGCTTATAACAACTACGATGCCGCCGTCACAAACAGCCAATTCGGGAAATGCGATATTGTATTAGTTGATTTTGGTTTGAATGATACCGTTCCGGCAGGGTCGCAAATTGATAATCATGTCATTCAGACGCTAAAATTGATGTTAAAAATCATCGATACGGGCTCTCTTCCTGTACTTGTTACTTCTGGTCCTGATTATCGCGTCGATACCGATAATAGCCCTATTGGTGATGGATGGGATAATAAAGAAGTTAGTCGCCAGATTAATGAAGCCAAGCGTTCTATTTCTAAAGAACTTAATATTCCACTTATTGATAAATCTCAATTTACTAAAGACTGGCTAAACCGCAATACAGACGGTTATGCATGGGCCGCTGTTCAGCCTGACGGCCTGCATTTTGGTGATGCTGCCCACTATTTCCAATCAGGGGCCGTGGCTGCTCATCTTTTCCCTGATACTGTTTTTGTTCATGGTGGTGGTAAAGAGTCTATTGGACATATGGACTCTCGTATGGGGTCGCTTGCAGGTAGAAATTACGCGACAGATATTGCAAACAATAAGTTTGGAAAGAATCCTTTGTATCCTGACTCTTACCTTGCGGCTAATTTATCGAAAAGTCTGTTTGAAACATGGGTGTATTGCGATAGCCCTGATGTAGGATGCATCTGGAGAGCAATAGATAATGACGGACAGGCTCAGCTAACAAATAATTCTCGCCTTCTTGTTCTGAATACTGTTCAAAATTTGGATGGCGTGGCTGTCTATGACGGTGCTCCACCGAACGTTGGACATAATTATGGCACTCAGCGTTATTCAGATATGCCTATAACTCTGGGTAAAATGCCATTTGGTCTTACCAAAATAGAATACACATCCCCGCCTGCGGCTCTAGGGAATGGATTATTTCACGGTCATCTCGACTTCGTTGACGGGTGGGTTTCTGGCATTTTGAAAAGATCAGGCGTTCAATTTAAAACCCAAAACCTACTTGAAAAGACCGGGAATATTTTTTATTACGTAGCACCAACCGCGCCGGTAAACGCCAGGGATTTAATACCGGCTAGAGAGGCGACTGACGGTAGTAATGTGTTTTCGTGGGGGGCGAAAGGTGGCGGGTCATCTGCAATTCTCATGGAGTGGAGCATAGGTAAGGGATACGGATTAACCTTAATGTCCACCAGAGGGTTTACCGTAAGCGGTGAAAAGCTTTCTGATGCCGGGGTTATGCTCTACAGGGCGGGGAGTGGCAATCTTTCCTTAATACTTTTCGCTAAGGACGCCAGTACAGGGGACGTAACGTTTTCAACAACACTGGCAACTACAGGCGCCGCATACGCTTACTCAATTCAGCAAATCAGAATTGACTTCAGCCAGTCGTCCGCATCGGCTGATATCACTGTTTACAGCGACTGGGTCAGAACTTCTACGCTAATGACAGTATCAGTCCCGATCGGTAATGTCCTCTCTCATCCAAGAGCTGGTACTTTTGGTGGGATTTATCATTCTAAATCAGAAATGACAACAGAGGGCGGGGTTATAGTGAAAACAGCACAAGCTATCAACTTCGCATAAATATATGCCCTGCTTATTAGCGGGGTTTTTTCTTTTCCATAAGAAGGAAATAAGCATCGCTGGCAATCCATGCGCAGATGGCAAAAACATGGACAATCCATCCATTGTGATCTGTATGAAATCCTGTAATCAGAAAGCCGATGGATACGACACCCCATAACCTAAGCAGCCAAGCCCACATAGAACCTCCCCTACGGAAAGCATATATAATACATCACATCATTCACATAGCCCACCTTATCTGAGTTCTTGCTTTGGTCGGGATTCCGACCACTCTCTCGCCTTACCCTCACGGGACTACACACAGTCCCTGCGGGGTGAGGCATGAGGATGAATCCGCAAAATAACTGGTTGTCCTGGCTGGGGAACGGCATCACAACCGTTGCCGCAGCGCTGGGTATTTCAACGCTTGAGCTTTCTTATCTGACGCTGGCCGTACTTGGCTTTCTTATTTCCCTCCTGAGCTGGCTTGATCGTCGGCAGTCCATTCGTTCTGAACGTCGGGCCAGCGCCGAACGGCTCAACCTTGATCGGCAGCGCACCCGCGCAGTGGTCGACTATCTCAGCAAATCTGATAACCACGATATGACGCAGGCCGATGAGGTTGTTGCGAAAGTACAACGCGTTATGGAAGAAACGGAGATCCAGCCGTGAGCACCCGGGCGAAGCTCAGCGCTGCAATGCTGGCGCTGGTTCTCGCCGGTGCACCAGCGACGGTTATTCTTGATCAGTTCCTGAATGAGAAAGAGGGAAATAGCCTCACGGCGTATCGTGATGGTAGCAACATCTGGACGATTTGCCGTGGTGCCACGAAGGTTGATGGTAAGCCGGTAGTGCAGGGCATGAAAGTTACCCAGGCGAAATGCGACCAGGTAAACGCCATCGAGCGAGATAAGGCTCTGGCGTGGGTTGACCGGAATATCAAGGTTCAACTGACTGAGCCACAGAAAGCGGGTATCGCTTCATTCTGCCCATACAATATTGGCCCCGGCAAATGCTTCCCTTCGACGTTCTATAAGCGCATCAATGCCGGTGACCGTAAAGAGGCATGTGAGGCTATCCGCTGGTGGATTAAAGACGGTGGCCGCGACTGTCGGCTGACCAAAGGCCAGAAGGATGGCTGTTACGGTCAGGTTGAACGACGTGATCAGGAAAGCGCGTTAACGTGCTGGGGGATAGACCAGTGACCATTAAATCGAAGCTGTCAGCGCTGGCCGTTCTGCTGGCGCTGCTTGTCGGTGCATATTACGCCGGTTATCTGAAAGGCTGGTACGCCCACAGCGACAAGGTAAACAGCGAGTATGCAACGAAGAGTAAAAAGGCGGAGAAGGCCGTCGCTACTGGCGAGCAAAAAGCGGCAGTGGCCAGCGCAGAAGGAAAAGTGATTTACCGGACCATTTACCGCGACGTGGTGAAATATGTTAACGACCCGAATCATACTAAGTGCGATTTTGACGATCACGCTGTGCAGCTGCGGCAACGAGCAATCGATGCGGCCAACAATATCCCCGGATTTGATGAACCCACCGTGCAAGGCAAATGACGCCGGGCGGGATAGTGATGAAGATCTGCAGGCGGATACCCAAACGGCAGAGTGTGTGCGGGAACTGCGTACCAATATCTATCGCTGGCAGGCGTGGTACAAAGCGACGGAATAA